CCCACGTAAGTGGGACGATTCTCCCTTTAACAGGAGGACCTGAATATATAATAATATTCTATGTTCAGAACCCCGGATCCCTTGTGAGGATCCTTTCTCTGAACACATCTTAATGTGAAATCAAGAGAGGACTTCTTAATCTATTCTTCTTAGAATCGATTGCATTGAGCGTTTAAGGTCAATAAAAGCCTTTTCCGTTTGTGTTATTCGCATTCTTGGTGGAATTTGACAGGGATCGAACCGAAGTTCTGTTAGTATCCTTCTACCGAAAACACTAATTTGAAAGAATATTTGGAATGATTTTCTTTCCCTTTTTAATAAGGGATCGAAATCAATCATATTTACTCTTTCGAGAATTTCCATCAGATTCTTTTCTGTTGGACTTATCATCGGAATAATCTTCTCAATTACAGGTTTCAACCCATTATAAATTGAATTTATAAAAGGTGATTCCTCTAACATGGGTTCAGATTCTTCTGGTGATAATGAACTAAAGTAAGGGTGATTTAGAAGTAATTTCTTCATATATCTCCCTAACTTTCGGTTTAATTCTCATAGTGTTCCATTAATGGCCACAGATCCAACCCTTGAAAATTCTTCAAGAATTGTTTCATCTGTACTCATTAAGCATAAATCAGATTTCTCAAGACCCTTATTAAATAAGTTTCTCAACTCATTATAAGAGCCTTGCATGAATCGTGATATTGCGTAGAAAGATTCTACTAAACTATATGCATAAGTAAGTTGTTTCTTACTTTTGCATGATAGTTTCAGAAAACTTCTAGCTAAATCCACCGAAGTTGTAAAAGATCAAGGGGATCGTCCAGTTGCATACAGGTTCATTATTGAACCTAATAAGTATACTGGATTACCAATTGTTTGCAAAATTGCATTCACTGGTACCCCTGATACTTCTATTCCATTGTGGAACCATCTTTTGGCAAATTCATAAGTCGTGTAAGATTTATGACTTTTGCTTTGAGATATTTCCACACCCATCTTCGTGATTATATCCTGATAGTGTGATGCTATCTGATCATTATTGATCACGATATCATCTCCTAGGAGAATATAATCACGAGTCGGGAACTGATTTGACAAATATGCTGCATATTGAACAACCATATGATGCGATATGGTGAACATCGATCAAGATGTTCGCCCGCCCATTGGTTGTCCAACAGCATATGATATCATTTCAGTCCCGTCTGGTGTTAGGAATGGAATGCCGACCATCGCTTTTGATCAACCTCAAGCATAACGTTTATTATCATTCATCATGATTGATAAAAGTTTTGATTGAATTTTGATCGGAAAACGATCAGTTGCGGCAGCTAAATCCATTGATCAGAATTTATTTCCTTCCTTTTTAGGAAGAAATGGATTCTGAGTAAATGTTCTATCTTGTGGAAATTTATTTCTCAAGATGGAAAATAGCTGGTCGCTTAAAGCTTCTAAAATGGTTTGAGTAAAATAGTCAAAAATGGCTATTATTCTCATTTTCATTTCAGGATCTTTAATTACAGATAATCTTCTTGAAATCTTCCCATATTTTAGATTCTCATTTCATGAGGATCTAACTTTTGGATGTATTTCAGAAAGTCATCTGCAAAAATGAGGTGACATGGTCATCATGTACATTGTATGGACTCCAGTGTAGGATCCAATATCAGATAATGCACTTATTAGTGCATTTCCTGATCTTGGACCTGCTTTTGAAGTCCAATACATGTTACCTTGATCCCATGGCATCTGGTCGACAGTAAGGTCGAATTCTTTACAAAACAATCTCATAAAGGAGGAAGGGATTGTAAAATCCTTTTCCCCTTTATAGGGATCTGTTATTGTAGAGAGATCGATCTTACCATCACATGAAAAAGAACGTGAGATTGACATTAACGTCAACACGAATTGAATCGACTGGGAATTCCCTGAATCAATCAAATCCTTAAGGAAATGAATTGATTTTGGAAATCCAGTCTTATCGATACCAACTACTTCAGGGAGAACCTTTATTGGATCTCCTGATAAGTAGCGGGTTACCAGATTTCTTAAAAGTTTTATTCTTTTAATAGTTCATGGTAATCCTTTTGTTCTTTGATATTTTACTATCAAAGGATAAAAGTCTCGATTAACAATTCGTGACAATTCTAAGGTTCTAGATTTTTGAAATCATCCCTTGATTAAAACATTAAGGATCTTTTTGTGAAGTAATTTCATAATTAGTTTCCTTGATATTTTATATCATCGATGATAACTTAATTTAGATCACTAGATTGTTCTTTAACAATCTGGCAGAACATAATGCCACTGTTAGTGGGATTGTGTGTAAGTCTGTCTCATGGTGATCTACCAATGAGTGGATTCGGCGGGTGGGTTTAAGACCCACCGG